GTGCTCTTCCGATCTGTAGAAAGAACAAACGCGCCAAATGTCGTCTTTTTGTGTGCAAAATTAGCGAAACTGGAACATGAGTTTGGGTTTATCCGAACCGGTTCGAGAAGAAAAAAAATGGGACAAGGAAGAAAAAAAATACCGACTGCAATCAAAAAAGCGCAGGGCACTTTAGTGAAATCTAGGACATTAGAAAATGAAATGGAAGTACAGAGAATTGACTTTGTACCTGAGGCGCCTGACTTTTTAAATTCGTTTGGAAAAGCAGAATGGGGAACAGTGGCGACTGAGCTACAATCTAAACAAATGTTGCACCTGGTCGACCTTGCTTTGCTAGCCGCTTATTGTAATGAAATAGGAATCTATTTAGAATGTTCTGAGAAGGTAAACAAAGAAGGAGCAATTGAACGAACGTATGACGCAGAGGGACGCGTTAGAGCAAGCAAAATGAAACCAGAAGTAGTAATGGCTAGAAACAGTTTAGACAGAGCTTTAAAACTCGCTACACAGTTTGGCTTCACTCCATCTTCAAGGGCTTCAATTCCTCAACCTGAAGTGAAACAAAAATCTGACGACTATGACTTCTTTGGATAAATACTATTATGACGAAGACGCAGCAGAGCGAGTTATCGCTTTTATTGAAAGACATATCACCCATGTGAAAGGCGAACTAGCAGGCCAACCTTTTATTTTAGAGGAGTGGCAGAAAGACGATATAATTAGACCCTTGTTTGGAATGAAAAACAGCGAGACAGGGTTAAGAAAATTTCAGACTTGTTATATTGAATTGCCCAGGAAAAATGGCAAGAGTAGTTTGTCGGCTGGGATAGCTTTGTATTTACTTTTTGCAGACGGCGAAAAAGGAGCTGAAGTTTATTCAGCGGCTGGAGACCGACAGCAAGCCGGAATCGTTTTTGATATTGCAAAATCAATGGCCTTAAATGACCCTGCTATTAAAAACAATTGCAAGCTATTTAAAAGCTCAATCGTCCACGAGAAATCGAATTCGTTTTATAAAGCAATAAGTGCAGAAGCTTCTACAGCTCATGGGTTTAATGCTTCAGCAATAATCTTTGACGAATTACACGTTCAACCAAATAGAGATTTATGGGACACGCTAACCACTTCAACAGGGGCTAGAAAACAACCTTTGACAATGGCAATAACTACAGCGGGCTATGACAAAAATTCTATATGCTGGGAGGTGCATGAGTATGCAATGAAAGTTGAAAGCGGGGCGATACAAGACGAAACCTTTTTAAGTTGTGTTTATGCGGCACTGCCTGACGACGACTTTATGAGTCCAGAAACATGGGCGAAAGCAAACCCTGGTTATGGCACAATTGTAAAAAAAGAATACCTAGAAAAAGAATCTAAGAAAGCAGAAAAGGTTGTGTCTTACGAGAATACCTTTCGCAGATTGCATTTGAATCAATGGACTACCAACGAAACCAAATGGCTTAGCGATAAGCAATGGCAGAAGTGTGATATTGCACCAATTGAATTAAGTAAGTATAGAGGCCGCCAATGTTGGGCTGGTTTAGACTTGGCAAGCGTTAGAGATATTAGCGCTTTTGTTTTAGTCTTTGAGGAAGATAATAAATTTGAAGTGCTACCGTTTTTCTTTAGTCCTAAAGACAACGCATATACGCGAAGTAGAAGAGACGGCGTTGACTATTTAGGTTGGGAAAAAGAAGGCTATATGGAACTAACACCAGGTAACGTAACAGACTATGAATTTATAAAGGATAAAATTAAAGAAGTATGCGAGCAAGTTAACATTCAATCAATAGCTTATGACCGATGGAATGCTTCTCAATTAGTGATAGACTTAATGAATGAAGGAATACCTATGGAACCATTCGGGCAAGGCTTTGCTAGCATGAACCAACCCACAAAAGAATTAGAGCGGTTAGTATTAGACAAAAAACTTAACCACGCTGGAAACCCAATACTGAGATGGATGCTCAACAATATTCAAGTGAAAGTAGACCCGGCCGGCAATATCAAAATGGACAAAGGAAAGTCTAAAGAGAAAATTGATGGCATGATAGCTTTAGTGATGGGCTTAGGTTGTTACTTAAACAGAGATGAAGACGCGAATTCAGGCTATGAAGACAGAGGCATAATATTCGTTTAGCGGACTAGCGCCAGGAAAAAACGACGTTTTCAATACTTTTTTCTCTTATAATTTTACTCATATTGTACAAAAAAAGATAGAATTTTTAAATTCTTACAACGCTGTTGCTATCTAGTAAACTAAATTATTTTAATCTTTTTTGTTAAAAAGTTTCAACGGTATTCAAAAAGCTGTATATTTACATCATAATAATTAACACACTAAAACACAAACACGATGACTACTAAATTTTACACAAACTTAAAAAACAAAAACAACAACGATTTAGACGGAACTATTACTTTAATCACATATAAAGAAATGGCCGGAATTTATGCTGGAGAGGTTATACCTAAAGGAAGCGAAATAGTTGTGTCAGGCTTACAAGTAAGAGCAATATGGGACGTGATTAAAGACGGCAACTGCACTCTAAACCTTGTAGTGGACATGGATTCTACATACAATGACGCAGACCAATTTCAATTGTTTTATACAGAAGACTTTACTAACTTCGGAATTCAATCTGTAAACTGTTAAACAAAAACAAACCTCAACGCCTCGCACTGAAATAAATGCGGGGCTTTGCAGGTATAAGACAAACATTAAAACACAAACACAATGAAAACATTACACAACATCTGGGAACTAGAACAACTAAGCAACTACACACTTAAACAAATTTGTTTTGACTTAGATTATATTTTATATTCTGAGAATGAAGTAAACTATAACTACTGCAACAAAGCTGAGTTGGTGGGTAATATTGCCAGCGAGCTATCAAATATTGGCATAAGTTGCAGCGCTGAGCAAATCGATTATTTATTAAAATTAGTAAAAGAGGGCGATATGGAGCTAGAAAATCACTAGCCTTTATATCTAGCAAACTAAATTATTTTAATCTTTTTTGTTAAAAAGTTTCAACGGTAAGAAAAAACGTTTATCTTTACCTCATCAAACATTAACACATTAAAACACAAAACAATGACAACAATAGAAACAACAACAATCAATAACGACACTTACACAATCGAATTTAACGGCTCAGCAACTTACTTTGTATCAAATGAGTTTGATTGCATCGGTAGATTTTCAACATTAAGAAAAGCAAAAAACTTTTTAAAGAAAGTACAAGGATAATAATTAACACACTAAAACACACAACACTATGAACGATTTAAGAAACACAAATTATTTAAACGAAGAAGTGATAAGAATCAAATTGCAATTATTAGGATTTGATTTTAGTTCTGATTTTAAAGCAGAAGAAAACCATCAAATAGCAAAACAAACTTTTAAAATTGACCCTAAGAATTTAGGAATGTTTGCTCCAGCGATTAAAGAAATGACAGCAGAGGTTGTTGCATTGTACGACGGGCTAACGAAAAAAATAATAATTAGATATGAATACAAACACCCAAGTGGCTCAAACGGTTACACAGTTACCTTAACAAACAATTCTAATAGCATGACTGATTGGGTCGACAGAAGCTTTTAGAGCTCGTTTAAGAAGCTTTTAACGCAAAGACATATAAACAACCAAGAATTGTGTTTGGTTGAGGTGAGAGTCCTCTAAATGTGTTTGACGCCCTTCTACATTAATTTGTGGAGGGGCTTTTTAATTACATTAAAAAAAGCGTGATACTTATTGTGCATGGGCTTATCTTTGTAACATAAATTGACTCAATGGCTTTATTTGACTTTTTACGTTCTGAAAAAAGGAACGACGGACAGAATTTTATTTTCAACAGTATAGGGCTTGGTGGCTCAAATACTGGGGTTAGGGTAGATGAAAAAACAGCTTTAACTTTTTCAGCGGTTTACGCTTGCGTTAGAGTATTAGCCGAGTCAGTAGCTTCTCTTCCTATCCACGTAATGAAAAGGGAAAATAACGGCAACGTCGTGACGGATAGGACACACCCAGTTTACAACTTAATAGCTAAGCGTCCAAATAAAATTATGACCAGCTACACTTGGCGCAATAGCTTAATGGCGAATTTATGCTTGCAAGGCAATTCGTATTACATAATTGAACGAGACTCCGCAGCTCGACCTACTCAATTGATATATGTAAACCCGGAAGACGTTGACGTTAAGTATACGGGAGGCGAAGTTTTTTATTCAATTAAAAACCATGAAACGCCTTTTACAGCCGATAATATTTTGCACTTTTTGGGGTTAGGTTATGACGGAATAAAAGGGAAGTCCGTTGTCGAACTTCACCGAGACACAATTGGGCTTAGTATTGCGGCTAATAAATACGGAGGAAGCTTTTACGGGAATGCAGCAACTCCTTCAGGTATATTAAAGCACCCTGGAAAATTAACACAAGAAGCAGCAGAAAGGTTACGAAACTCGTGGAACAATAAGTATGCGAACGGACCAAGCAATGCTCACAAGACAGCTATTCTTGAAGAAGGAATGGAATTCAAATCAATTAGCTTAAGTCCTCAGGACGCCGACTTTTTGAACACGAGAAAATTTCAAATAGCAGAAATAGCAAGACTGTTTAGAGTACCTCCTCACATGATTCAAGATTTAGACCGTGCAACTTATTCAAATATAGAACAACAATCTATTGACTTTGTAATGCACACGCTTAGACCTTACTTAGTTAACTTAGAGGAAGAAATGAATCGAAAATTGTTTAGAGAAAATGAACAAGATTCGTTATACATAAAACTTAATGTAGCAGGCTTGCTTCGAGGTGACTCAGCAGCTAGAGCAGACTATTACAGAGAAATGAGTTCAATAGGTGTTTTATCAATTAACGAGATTAGAAGACTTGAAGAATTAAATGACTTGCCTGGAGACGCAGGGGACAAACATTATTACCCTTTAAACTTCGCTCCTATAACTGATTCAGAACAACCACCAGAAGACGGAGAACCAAATGGCGATAAGTAAAAGAATTGAGAAGGCTTTAAGAAATAAAGTCAAAGAACACAACCAGGAAGTTAAAGACAAGTCCTTTGAGTATAACGCTAAGGTGACTTACAAAACTGTCTTAGAAGTCTTTAAACGAGGCCTGGGAGCATACAAATCAAACCCGTCAAGTGTGCGCCCGACAGTTAAGAGCGCAGACCAGTGGGCTTATGCTCGTGTGAATTCTTTTTTATATGCTTTAGAAAAAGGAAAATACAGAAGAGGAAAACACGACACAGATTTATTACCAGCTAAACACCCAGTAAAAAAAGAAATGGACGAAAGAGCTTTAGCTGATATTGACAGAAAACCAACTAAAGGAATGGTTAAAGAAGCTGAAATGGGTTTAGCTTGGCGAAGAGAGTTTGGAAGAGGTGGAACAGCGGTTGGAATAGCAAGAGCAAGAGACATTGCAAACGGAAGCAACTTAAGCTTAAGCTCAATTAAAAGAATGTTCTCTTTTTTTAGTCGCCACGAGGTTGACAAAAAAGCTGAGGGCTTTAGACCTGGTGAAGAAGGCTATCCAAGCAATGGACGAATTGCGTGGGCGTTATGGGGAGGAGACCCTGGTTTTTCTTGGTCAAGAAAAAAAGTTAATGAAATAAAAAACGAATCAAAGTCAAATGACATGGAAGCAAAACAAAATGAAATTATCGAAGAGCTAAAGAATTCTGAAGCTCGACACATAACAAAGTTTGAAGAAACTGAAGACGAATATATTATTCACTACAAAAAAATTCATGACGAAGAATCTGAAGAAGTTGAAAAAGTAAAAGAAACTGAAGAGATTCAAAACGAAGAAGAAGTAATGGTAGAGGATAACTCAAAAGAAGAAGACTATCGTTCTAAGCTTTCGCCTGATGTTGAAACAAGAAACTTTGCTTTGCAAAATGTTGAAGTAAGAGAAGAAGGTGGAAAAAATATTGTTGTAGGTTATGGAGCGGTATTCAATTCAGAATCAAACAACTTAGGAGGCTTTACTGAATTTATTTCAAGAGACGCTTTTAGTGGACGTGAGGAAGACGATGTTCGTTTCTTATTAAACCATGACCCAAATTATATTATGGGAAGAACAACCTCGGGAACATTAAAGCTACGTGTTGACGATAAAGGTTTAAGATATGAAGTAGCAATCCCTGACACTTCAGCAGGTCGCGATTTATTAGTTAGTTTAAAGCGTGGCGATATTTCAGAAAGCTCATTCGCTTTTACTGTTGAAGACGATTCATGGGAACAAGGGGAAAATGGTGCAGCGGTTAGAACTATTAAAAAAGTTTCTCGTTTATACGACGTGTCCGCGGTCACCTATCCGGCATATCCAAATGCTTCTGTTGGTTTAAGAAGTATGGAAGCTTGGCAAGACAATATGAAAGAGACTCTAGAGCGTGAAAAAGAGGAAATGAAAAACGAGGAAATTGATTCTTGGAATCGAAGCCTTGCCGCTCGTAAATTAAAAATTGTTAAACTTAAATAATTAACTGATGAAATCATCTAAATTTTATACTGAAGAGCGTTCAGTAGTAGTTGAAGAGATGGAGGCTTTAGTCGCTGTTGCGGAACTCGAAGAGAGAGACTTAATAGCAGACGAAAAAGTTAAGTTCGATGAACTAAACGAAAAAGCCGAAAGCTTAAAAGCTGATGCAGAACGCGCACTTAAATTAGAAACTATGAAAGCAAAAGACGCGAAAAATGTTGTCTCAGAAGAAGACACAATCAAAAGAGGCTACTCATTCCTAAAGCACGTTGACGGTGTTATTAATGGAAATCTAAGTGGCGTAGAAAAAGAAGTTCAAGAGCAAGCTATCAATGAGGCTAGAGCGCACGGCAAATCAATACAAGGTATTGGAATTCCTGCTTCAATGCTAGAAAAAAGAGCTGACCTTACTTCTAACATTCCAGGCTTATCTGTTGAAGGCTTTGTTGACGCGATTAGAGAAGAAGCTATTTACAACCGTTTAGGAGCTAAATTTTTGAACTTAACTTCTGACGCACGCCTTCCAATTATCGGAAAGTCTTCTGTAGGTTTTGTTGCTGAGAATGGAGCTGCTGCTGATGGTGGTACTGCTTTTACTTCTGTAACACTTTCACCAAAAAGAATTGCTG